TTCATCCTTTCCACACGCAGTTATGTGTGTAGTATTATTAAAAAAGAGAGACGCCCGTTAAGACGCCTCTCCATTTGGTTATGATAGCACTGATAGAGCCTTTTCAGTAACATCTTCAGAGGCTTTCATTAGGAACATACTATTTGGTTTATCTGGATCATCACCATATTTAGTAGGTAAGGTAGATAATCGCAAATTATTAGCAACACATAACTGGTTTATTTCTTCCCTGTGTTGCGTTAGTAGTGTAGCATTAATAGCATCACCTGGTAATAGCACTCCCTTAGCAGTAACACCTATATTATTACCACAAACATTCTTAATTAGCTCAATTAGCTTCTTCATTTCCAAATCTCCTTTATCTTATTTAATGTGTACTGCACGGAATTGCACAGCAAAGAGAACAGGGGAAAGACACACGCAACGCGGAGAAAAAAGACTCAACAAGAATTAACCCCCCCATAGGCTTTTTTTACAGCGGTGTGGGTGATGGTGTATCGGGTGAACGCATTCTTAAATAATTTTTTTGAAATTGACTTGACTTATGCCTTTAAATACTTGTAAATTTCTGCGAACTATACAACCACTAATTAATAGTATATACTATTGGATTTTCAAGTGGGATATTCAAGTGTACGAGTTAGAACACGTGTTCTAGTTGTGACATCAATAAATTTTTTTAGGAATAAGTTTTGATATGGCACTAAAGTTTGGAGTAGATAACCTATATACTTTAGCTACTAAGAATAGTAAAGCTAAGTTAGGTTCTCCTATAGATAATTTAGCAGTACCTAAGCTTACTTATGATACAGCTAGCCCGGATTACGCCCAAAATAGCGGTCCAGCTCAGGATCAGGCAGTATCGGATATGCGTGATGACGGTTTGGATGTAGATATGTTAGTAGATAACGTAGTAAATCCTCTTAGTCAGAGTGCTTTTAGCCCTCCTCAGGTAGAAAAAGCGCAGTACTCTCCTGAGCAGGTCGTCAAATTTCAAGAGATGTTAACACCTACCAATATTGTAAAGGATTTAGAGATGAAAGACCCTAGAGAGATGGTTAAACCTGTAGAAGCTGTAGCTGAAGGGACAAGAGCCCCTTTAGATCCAGGTGATAGTATAGAGCGTAGTGAGAGATTCAGGGCTTTATCTCCTGAGGCTCAGTTTTGGGGTAGTATATACCAAACTACAAAGAATTTAGAGAAAATGGAGAAGTTTGACAAGGATCAGGGTGATTATGGATCTTTAGATAACGAGGTTGGACAGAATATCCAGAGTGCTTCAGATATGGCAGGGAGTGTATTCCACGGTGACGAGGGTATATCTGGTGATAAGTTAGCTAGTATTCTTAAACAGACTGCTGCACACGAGTCTGCTGGTGGTAAGTATGACAGACAGCACGGTGGTGGTCCAGCACAGGGTTATTGGCAAGTAGAGCCTAGTACAGCACGTGATTTAATCAAGAACTCTAGTGGATATATAGGTAGTAAAGCTAAGATTGCCTTATCTGAGGCTTTAGGTAAGCCTGTTAACTTAAGGAACCTGTCTGATAATGATTTAGTTAATTTGCTTAGAACTCCTGTGGGGGGAGCAGTATTTGGTGGTTGGAAGTATTTAGCAGGTTCTAAGGCTGCTTCTATTAAAGCTGAGAAGGCTGGAGAAGAGTATAATCCTTTAGATTTCTTGAGATCCAGTGAGTAAGGGTAGTAAGTATAGAGTGACGTGGTGTAGGACGTACGCTAAGAACTTTAATAAAATATTTAGTACGGACGTTGATTTTAGTGATATTATCACTACAGGTGACGTTAAACACGATTTAGACTTTAAGGGTGGGCATAACACAGAAAGGAAGAAGTGTGGCTGCAAATGAGAAAATAGATAACTTAAGAATGCAGAATAAGGCTGAGAAAAAAAATCCAACTCCTATAGAATTATTGATGATGTTAAAGGATAACGCGCATACAGTATTAGATGTTGGTGGTATGGTTCCCGGAGTTGGCGCTGGTGCTGACCTAGCTAATGCTGGTTTATATGCTGCCGAAGGAGATAAGCTTAACACAGGCTTGAGTCTTGCTGCTGCAACTCCACTTGCAGGGCTTAGTGTAGGCGCTGGTAAACTTTTTCAACAGATATATTCAAAGATGCAAAAAGTAGGTTTAGATCAGTTGAATAGGACAGAAAAGTCTTATATTAAGAGGAATTTTGATAAGTTTAGGGAGCATATTGATTTAAAGCGAGATTATGAAGATGCCGGCAGAGATATGAACTTTGAAATGGATTATCCCGATGAAACTATGAGTATCGCAGAAGGACGTCACTATGAGGATTTAGATCTTGAAGCTCTATATAAGACTATGAAGAAATCTAAGCATTCAGGTGGCTTTGAGAAAGAAGGGTTTACTCCTCGGCAACAAGAAGCTCTGGCTATTAGCTTATTAAAGGAAAACCCTAGTTTTTGGAAAGATCCCGGTTTTGCAGAATATTATCCAGAAATAGCTAAATTAGGGAAGGCTCTTAGCGACGACGTCCCATTCTAAAAATGTACACTATTGATATAAAGCACCGAGGAGACGAGGATGCGACGACTTATACAGTTTATCGAGAGAAGGAAGCTAAAGAAGAAGCAATACTTTATAAGTATTGGAGAGACGCTGATGCTGGTGACTACGGTATATCTGACGATGGGTACGTTGCTAAAGTTATATCACGCCGGGATTATCAAGATAAAGCAGGCAGGGATAACGTGTACTTACGGTTCCCCTGGGGATACACCTTTTTTTGTCCTAAGTATAGTTCAAAGCCTTTAAAGGTTAAGGGTCGCAAGACTAATGTCACTCAGAGTGGTAAGACTTATATAGAGGTTCAGTCTAAGCAGAGTAAGATGCAGGCTTTAGCTATGATGTTTGCTGTTAAGCCAGATTATGATTTAGCTATAGAATGGGTGTTGGGTGAAGATTTAGAGAAGTGGAAGCGTGATAAGTGGACTAGAACTATGAAAACGGAGACCTTTAAAGGTATGGTAAGAGAAGAGCTGGGAAAAAGATTAACAGACCACGGTTTAGACGAAGATTTCACTCTAGACCTTCTTAAAGAAGCTATTGAGATAGCACGCGATAAGAAAGAGACGTCGAATCTACTTAAGGCTGTAGACAATCTTCAGGATATGCACGGTATGAAGGATAAACACTTAGTTAAGACTGTGGATAAGATCGAAGGTACGTCTACTACTAGACTTATTGATGAATTAGTAGAGGAAGAGAAGCATTTAGTTGCTCAGAGAACGACGATAGAGAACAAGGGCGAGTAGTTGGATTACGAGGAAAAGTATAAACTCCAACAAGCTCTAAAGAAGATGCGGGGTAATATGGCACTATTTGGAAGGTATTGCTTCCCTACAGCCCTCCGCAAACAAACACCGCCGTTCCATCACGAGGTGTATTCCGCACTGTCCGACGACACTACAAAAAGAGTGCTAATCGCTGCTCCACGAGGAACGGCAAAGAGTACGGTTACCACTCTTATTTATCCTTTATATACTTGTGGGTTTAAGGCTACTAACGAAGAAGTCTTTATGGTTATTATATCAGAATCACAAGCTCAGTCTATTAACTTCTTATCACGTATAAAATATCACTTAGCCCGATCAGATAAGTTTAAGTCGCTATTTGGGGACTTAGGTCCTGATACAGCGAAGAAGTGGACTGCTACAGACGTGATCTTAGCTAATGGCTCTAGGATAGTAGCTGTAGGTACAGGTCAAAGAGTACGTGGTTTTATTGAAGGAGATACGCGGCCTACCCATATTATTGTAGATGACTTTGAATCAGAGCTTAATGCGTATACTCCAGAGGCACGTGCTAAGAATAGAAAATGGATGACAGAAGCTGTTATTCCCTCCCTTTCTGATGAAGGTAAGATCTGTATGATCGGTACAGTAATATCCGAGGATTGCTTCTTGTATTGGGCTAAGGAGAGCCCCGCTTGGCACACCCTCTGGTATTCTATATGGGACGAGGAACAGAAGAGTTTATGGCCTGAACGTTTCCCTAAGAGGCGGATACTTCAAATAAAAGAAGAATATTCTGCTGTAGGGAATCTAAATGGTTTCTATCAAGAGTATATGAATATCGCGCAATCTCCTGATAACGCCCCTTTTAAACCTGAATGGATACAATTGCACCATTATGACTTCGAAAGAAGGGATGGTCAAAATGTCCTAATTGGGAAGGATGGAGATGATGAAAAAATTATACCAATTAATGTGTATAGTGGGGTTGATCCTGCTAGTTCTTTATCAGCTAGGGCTGATTTCTTTGTTATCGCTACTATCGGGATCGACGCGGAAAATAACCGCTATCTCCTTGATTGCTTCCAGAAGCGTATTTCGCCTGCAGAGCAACCTGATGAAATTATTCGGGTTTATAAAAAGTTTCATCCGAAAAGAATGAAGATTGAGACTGTAGGATATCAAGAAGCGTTAAGAACTGCGACCAGAGAGATTATGCATAAAGAACAAATTTATATACCAGGACTAGAGAGAGGAGTAAAGCCTAGAAACTCTAAGTCTGAAAGGTTACTATCTTTAGTACCTATGTTTGCAAGAAGTCAATTTTACTTTAGACCAGAAGATATTACGGCACAACAAGAGTTCTTATCTTATCCTAAAGGAAAGCACGACGATATAATGGATGCTGTATGGACTGCACTAGAAGGAGCGAGAGCATCTAGGGATACTAAATTCAACGATTCTACCGTTAAGGATGTTACAAAAAACAAATTCCTTGACTGGTTGACTATGTAGGGGATAACTTACGATCTATGGCTTACAAAAAATATAGCGAATTGGACGAAAAGGAAATTGTACAGAAGGTACAGGACCTTTGGCGTTCGTATTCTAATAATAGAGAGGATTGGGCCACTAAAGCCCAATCTGATAGAGAGTTTAGATTAGGCGTACAGTGGACTAAAGAACAGGAACAGGTTCTAAAATCCAGAGGTCAAGCTGCTGTAGTAGTTAATAGGATCCATCCTGCGGTGGAATCGGCTAAAGCTATGATTACGGCTAACCGGCCATCCTTTAGGGTAGCCCCTAGAGAAGATTCTGATAATAAGGTAGCCCAAGTAATGTCAGGGCTACTGTCTTATATGTACGATATATCTGATGGAAGATCAGTAGTGCGTGATGTTGTGGAAGACTATTACGTAACTGGTATGGGATATATGCACGTTTATCAAGATCCTATGCGAGATATGGGTAAAGGAGAGGTTTGTATTAATAGTATTGACCCTCTTGATGTTTATGTAGACCCTAATTCAAGAAGTAGATTCTTTGACGATGCTGAGAATGTTATTGTATCACGCCTTTTTACTAGGGATCAAGCTTTAGGCTTGTATCCTATGTATGAGACAGCTATTAAGAATGCTAACTCAGATCAATATAGTGATAAGCCTGAAACTGGCCTTTATAAAGGTAAAGATGCTCCTATCTTCCCTGAGGATACGCAAACAAAGACTACTATTTCTTTTGCTGAGAATGATGAGTACATACGTGGATACGAGTGGTACAACAAGGTAGTTGTTAATAGATATAGAATATTTGAACAGTTCTCAGGAATTGAGGATTTATTAGAAGAAGAGGAATTTGAGAAGTATTTACAGCAACCTGCTTGGATAATAAACGGGCAGCCTATTGTAGATGAGGGCGTTGCAAAGCAAATGATGAGCCAGTTAGAGCAACAACAAGCATCTGCTTATCAGCAAGAAGTTATGCAAGCCTCTAATCAGGGTATAGATCCAGAAGATTTACCAGCTCCATCTCCACTAGATGTGGAACAAGTAACCTTTGCTGCATTAAAAGCCGCGAATTTAATTAAGGTAACTTCAGTTCAAGTATGTCGAATACATATGTGCGTGGTTATGGGGGATCAAAAGCTTTATTCAAGGGTATTACCTACTGAGAACTATCCAGTAGTCCCTTTTATTAATATACATACTCGAACACCTTATCCGGTATCTGATGTAAGTATGGTTAAAGGAATACAAGAGTATATCAACAAGACACGAAGTCTAGTTATTGCACACGCTACTACAAGTACGAATACAAAGATACTTATACCTGAAGGTAGTGTGAATATGAAAGAATTTGAAGAGAAATGGGCCCAACCAGGGGTTGCTATTCCTGTAGATATGGACGCTGGGATGCCTATGCCAGTACAGCCTATGCCTCTTCCTAACGAATTATATAAGAATGAGCAAGATGCTAAGAACGATATCGATCATCAATTAGGATTATACGAGATGATGATGGGTAATTCTCAAGCAGCTCCTCAGACTTACAAAGCAACCATCTCCTTAGACGAGTTTGGTCAAAGAAAGATTAAGTCAAAGCTAGCTGATATTGAAGCTTCTTTAACAAGAGCAGCTCAAGTAGCTATACCTTTGATGCAACAATTATATACTACTGAAAAGATTTTTAGGATAGTACAACCTAATAATGCTATGTCTGAGTATATGATTAATAAACAATTTTATGACGATAAGACTGGTGAAGTCAAGGTCATAAATAATATCGCAGTTGGTAAATACGACGTGATAGTTGTAGCAGGGTCTACCTTACCTACAAATCGTTACGCTGAACTAGAGTTCTATATGGATGCTTTTGCTAAAGGCTTGATTGATAGAGAAGAAGTTCTGAAGAAAACAGAAGTCTTTGATGTTGAAGGAGTTATGCAAAGGACTGACACTATTGCTCAATTACAGTCGCAGTTACAACAGGCTACTGAGCAAATTAAAGATCTCCAAGGTGATTTACAATCACGCGATAGAGAATCGGTTAATCTACGTAAACGTGTTGAAGTCGAGAAGTTTAAATCCCAGATGGATAATCTAGGAAATAAAGCTAAAGCGGCCAATACTGTCTTCGAAAAGAGATTAGACGATAACCTAGCTACTGTTAAAACCGACATACGTCGGTCAATTAAAGATGGCTCACCCTCTAAAGGTAGCAAAGAGGCAGCCAAAAAGTGAAGGATAATAAGTAATGGATAACGCAAATGTAACGGACACCTCTCAACAAGCTAATCCAAACGACACAAATAGTGCGTTTGAACCAGCACAACCTGAGAGCTCCAACAATCAAGTTTCTATTGACGATATTATATTAGGTGGCGTTGAAGATACGGCTCCCTTTGGGACACCCGAAGAAACGAACCCTGTAGCAGAACAAGTGCCTACTCAAGCACCAATAGATAGTATTGCTCAAACGCCAGATAATAAGAACGATGAACGTCGTTTTGAATTTTGGCAGTCGCGTGCTTCTAAATTGGAAAATGAAGTAGATACTTTAAGGACTCAGCAACAGCAAGCTATGGCACAGCCACAGCAAGCTGCAGAACCTGAGGCCCCTGTTCAGGAAGAATTTCCCCCAGCCCCTGAAAGACCTAAGAAACCTCGTAGTTTCAATAGAGAGGAAGCTTACGCTGACCCTAACTCTGAGAGTGCTAGGTATCTAGATGATATTGATGAGTGGAGAGATAGCTCTGACGAGTATAATCGTCTTCGTCATCAGTATGATTTGGCTGTTATGCAAGAGAAGATTGATAAAGAAGCAGGAGTTCGTAAGGAAGCTGAGAAACAACGTGAAGCTAAAATACAACAAGCGCGTCAAGTTCAAGAAATCACTACGCACGTACAGTCGCAATATAATATGGGGACAGAAGAGGCTCAGCAGTTTGTACAGCAGATGTCTTCTCCTGATTCCTTGACAATGGATAATTTGGTACAATTGTGGAGATTCCAAAGGGGACAAGGTGCACCAACAAATGCACCTGCACCAACAGCTCCTTCACCTGCTTTCGAGCAGACACAAAGAGCACAACAAGTGCCATCGCCTATGGGCGTACTCCCTGGGTCGTCTCAGACGGCTCAAGGCTCTACAGAAGATCAAATTATGGATAATATGATTACGGATCTTAATAACAAGAATCCGTGGAGTAAATAATCAAATCCCTACTTGAAGGCCTTATTGGCAGTTGATAGAGGGACTAAAGAAATAAGAGGTTAGAAATGGCAAAAGTTTATAGTAATGTCGCTTCTGCTACTGGTAATGGTACTGCTTCTTTAGATAATACACGCAGAGTCTTTAATTTTGGTGATAGAGTTGCGGAGCTTGCTCCTCAACAAAGTCCTTTCTTTGTATACCTTTCAAAGGTTGCTAAGAAAGCCACAAATGACCCTGTGTTTAAATTCTTAGAGCAACGACACCAATGGCAACGACGTAATTTTGAAGTGGTTTCTGAAGCTTGGGTAACATCTGGCGCAGAAAGTCACGGAGGTGCATTTGATGGAGCAACTGAAGATTTGTATATTACTGCGAAATATGATCAGTATGGCAAAATATCT